CTAATTGGTTTGACCAGAAACGGCAAGTCGAAGATATAAATGCCAAGCAAGAAGCTGAAGTTATGAATCAGCAAAAAGCATGGCAGTCCAAGCTGGATGGCTACGGTAAGGCGAAAGCTGAGCTGCGAGTCAAAGACTACGAAGATGCTGAGGCCGTGGCCCAGGAGCTTTTTAGTATTACTCAGCAAGGCGTTGTGCTACAAGGTGCGGATAATCCCGCGCTAGTCATTTACGCACTCGGTAAGAACCCGAAAAAGGCAAAAGAGTTGTCCGATATCAAAGACCCCGTAAAGTTTGCCTTTGCGGTAGCAAAACTGGAGAAAGAATTGAAAGTTACAAACCGTAAGGCAGCCCCGCCACCCGAAAGAATCGTGTCAGGAACTGGCCGAGTATCTGGGGCGGTGGACTCAACCCTAGAACGGCTGCGAGAAGATGCTGCGCGTACTGGAAACATGACGAAAGTCATTCAGTACAAACAGCAGAAGCGAGCAGCATCCAAGTGATATTTTTTATAGGAGCCTATCATGGCAAATTCATTTAGTAAGGAAGAGCGCGTAGCTTTTGAGGACATTCTCGAAGGCTTTAACGATGCTCTGGTGCTTTCCCGCAACGTGTCCATCTACAACACAGATGGTTCGATGATGGAGCGCACCAACAACGTCATCTATCGCCCACAACCGTACATCGCGCAATCGTATGACGGCATGGACCAGACCAGCAATTTCACTGCATACACACAGCTGTCAGTACCAGCGACACTTGGCTTTCAAAAGTCTGTGCCGTTCATTCTTGATGCAATGGAACTGCGTGATGCTTTGCAAGAAGGTCGCCTGGGCGAAGCTGCGAAACAGAAGCTGGCATCGGACATCAACATCGCAATCATGAACGTGGCAGCAGCTCAAGGCTCGCTGGTCGTGACCGTGAGCACCGCTGCTGGTGACTATGACGATGTGGCCCTGTGCGACAGCATCATGAACGAGCAGGGCGTGCAAGCCTTTGACCGTTACTTGGCTCTGTCCTCACGCGACTACAACGGCATCGCTGGCAATATCGCTGGTGGAGCTGGTGGTGCATCCGTGTCCCGTAGCTTTGCAGGCACTAAGTCAAACACCGCCTTTGAACGCTCGTTCGTTGGCATGGTGGCTGGCTTTGAAACCTACAAGCTGGACTACGCTAATCGCCTGACTGGTGCAACTGGTTCTGACCCAACCATGAGCACTTTGGCTGCAGCAAACAACTACTACGTTCCTGTGGCAACACAGACAGCAGTGACTGGTGAAACGCAAAACGTGGACAATCGTTTCCAAACGATTACCGTGTCAAGCACCACCGATCTGCCTGCTGGCTCTGCCATTGAAATCCAAGGCGTTGAGGCTGTCCATCACATCACCAAACAAGGCACTGGATTCTCCAAGACCTTCCGTGTGGTGAGCGTGACCAATGCGACCACTTGCGTTATCACACCTCCTATCATTTCCGCACAAGGTGGAACTGATGCCGAGTTGCAGTATCAAAACTGTATCGTGACTGCTGCTTCTGGTCGCACCATCAACCGCTTGAATACCACCACCGCACCGATCAACTGCTTCTGGCAGAAAGATGCGTTGGAGATTCTGCCTGGTCGTTACTCCGTTCCCTCTGATGCTGGCGTTGCAGTAATGCGTGCCTCCACAGATCAGGGCATCGAGCTGGTCATGCAAAAGCAATACGATGTCAACACCATGAAGACCAAGTATCGTCTCGATACCCTGTTCGGTGTGGTCAATAAGCAGCCAGAAATGTCTGGTATCTTGCTGTTCAATCAAGCATAAGGAGCCATCATGAGCTACAACGTAATTTTTACACAAGGCACTGCTACCGTTACTGTGCCGGCAGGCGAGAAAATCGCCGTTCAAGCCTACTCACCAGCAAGTGTGTTTCAAGAAGTTGGTTACCCCAATTTCCCTGATTCACAAGACCTGTTGACCGTAGTTGAGAACACCACCTATGTGTCTGCCGCATTCACCAATGCCACCAACGTGACTATTCAAGCTGGTGCATCGGGTGCGTACTACTCTACGGGTGTTGCACCTGACATCAGCAACAATGGCAACTGGCAACCTCAAGGTGCGCCTGCTGACATAGCTGATGGTGGTTCGATGATTGCCACAGCAGCAAATGTGCTGACTGGCATTGTGACTGCAACCCCAACCACAACCCGTAGCATCCAACTTCCAACAGGTGCAAACCTTGACCTGGCAACTGAATGGGCTATCGGTGATTCGTTTGACTTTAGCGTCATTACTTTGGCTGCGTTTGCTTTGACCATCACGGTCAATACAGGTGTGACCATTGTGGGTTCTGCGGCAACTGCGGCTACGTCTGGTGCATCTGCACGTTTCCGTGTTCGCAAGACAGCAGCAGATACTTTCATTGTGTATCGGGTAAGCTAATCAACCAGACAGGCCAGCAGAGATGTTGGCCTGTTTTACTAAGGAGCGCATCATGCCAATGGGAAAAGGTTATTCTGACAAGACAATTTCCAAGAATATCAAAATGGAAATGAAAGCTGGCAAGCCACAAAAGCAAGCCGTTGCAATGGCACTTGGTATGGCAAGCAAGTCGGCAAAAGCCGCTGGTAAGCCAAGCAAAGCACCAATGAAAAAGAAATGATTAAGTCAGCCGCAATCGTTAAGACCAAAACTCTTTCCGCTGCGAAGGAGTTGCGGCTGCAAAAGCGCAAGCTAAAAAAGGCGCAGACCATTGAGCGCAAAGCAGTTAAACAAGTTCGTCCATCGCCAATTGACAGACAAGTTATTGAAGTGCTAGATGAGCCGATTGAAACGCTTGAAGTTGAAACTCCTGCGGACGATAGTCCAGTAACACGCGAAGAAATGCTGCAAAAAGCCGAGGCGATTGGGCTGAAGGTTGACAAACGCTGGTCTGATGCGACACTACTGAAACACATTGAGGAGTTGGCATGGGCTACAGAAAACGACAATTCATAAGCGCAGCATTTGAAGAGATCGGCCTCGCGTCTTATGTTTTTGATTTGCAGCCCGAGCAACTCGAATCTGCCCTGCGCCGCCTTGATGCAATGATGGCAGACTGGAACGCCAAGGGCATCCGTCTAGGCTACCCTTTGCCATCCAGTCCACAGGACAGCGACCTTGATGAAGAAACCAATGTGCCTGATTCAGCATACGAGGCCATTATCTGCAGTCTAGGTATCAGGCTTGCCCCTAGTTACGGTAAGACCGTGATGATTGAGACCAAGACCACTGCCAAGCAGGGTTACGACATCTTGCTGCAAAGAGCTACATTCCCACTTGAGCAGCAACTGCCTGCAACAATGCCAGCAGGAGCAGGCAACAAGCCGTGGAGAGTCTACGATAATCCGTTTATTAGGCCACCAGCCAACCCAGTCAACGCTGGCCCTGATGGGCCTCTTGAATATTACTAAGGACAATCATGCCAACGATCAATCAACTGCCAGTCCTGAACACGATTTCAAGCGGCGACCAACTTCCGGTTTACTCACCAAACAACGGGGACGCTCGCAGAACATCAATTGGTTCGTTACTGACGTTTTTCCAGCAAAGTTTTGCATCGCCCACATTGGCTGTAAATCTTTATGTGCCTGGTTCGGGTTTCAACATCACTGTACCGACTCCAGTCAGCAATGACCAGTGGATGCTGTTGCAACCTGCTGGAACGCTGGCAACAGGCACAATTACCCTGCCTTTGAACACTGGCGTGCCTGATGGCACTACGGTGCTGATTACGACAACGCAAGAGATCACCTCGCTGACGATTGCCCTGAATGGTGCATCGGCCATTTATGGTGCTGTGACTTCATTGGCAGCTGGAACAGCAACAGCGATTCGTTTTTATCAGCCCACAAATTCTTGGTATCAGATTATTGCTAATACCGTTTATGCGGCAGGCATACAGACATTTTTAGCAACGCCATCAAGTGCTAATCTGCGTGCGGCAATGACCGATGAGACAGGCACAGGTTTGTTGGTTTTTGCAACAAGCCCAACCCTGACAACTCCAATAATTACAAATCCAACGGTTAGCACTGGAACATTCACAAGCCCAGCTTTGGTGACACCAGCATTGGGCACTGTGAGTAGCGGTAACATTTCTGCTTGCACCAGCACAAGCATGGTTATGGTTACACCAGTCATCGGTGCAGCCACTGGCACTAGCCTATCAACTACTGGCAATCAAGTTATCACTGGAGCTGGAAAGCAGGGTTATGCTACAGGTTCAGGCGGTGTTGTAACGCAAATCACCAGCAAGGCGACAGGGGTAACATTAAGCAAATCCACGGGTCAAATTACATTAGACGGTGCTGCATTAGCTGCTTCCACAACTGTTAGTTTTACACTGACAAACACGGTGATTGAAGCTGGCGATATTTTGGTTATGAACCATATCAGTGGCGGCACTGCTGGTTCTTACTTGCTCAATGCTCAGTCAGCAGCAGGGTCAGCAAGCATTAACGTGCGGAACATTTCTTTGGGTTCTTTATCTGAAGCGATTGTTATTGCATTTGCAGTGATTAAGGCTGTGAGTGCGTAATGGCCACCAAGCCCAAGTCCTCGGTTAATGCGGCTGGCAACTACACGAAGCCAACCATGCGGAAAGCCCTGTTTGAACGAATCAAGGCGGGGACAAAAGGCGGCGACCCTGGCGAATGGTCAGCCCGTAAAGCACAACTGTTAGCAGTGGAGTACAAGAAAAAGGGCGGTGGCTATAAATGAAAGCCTCGCAAAAAAGCCTCAAAGATTGGGGTTCGCAAGATTGGCGCACCAAGTCAGGCAAGCCATCGTCGGAAACGGGCGAAAGGTATCTGCCTGCCAACGCAATCAAAGCTCTGACCCCAGCAGAGTACGCAGCAACCACACGAGCAAAGCGTGAGGCTACAAAAGCTGGCAAGCAGTTTGCAAAGCAGCCCAAGAAGGTTGCAGAAAAAATCAAGAGCTTTCGATGAAAACTCCAGCCTACGCACGCAAAGAAGGTCAGAACCCAAAGGGTGGTTTGAACGCCAAGGGTCGTGCCGCTGCCAAGGCTGAAGGTATGAATCTGAAGCCTCCAGTCAAGTCTGGTGACAATCCCCGCAGGGCATCGTTCCTGGCCCGTATGGGTGGCAATCCTGGCCCTGAATACAAAGACGGTGAGCCTACCCGCCTGCTGTTGAGTTTGAGGGCTTGGGGCGCATCGTCTAAAGCGGACGCTCAAGCCAAAGCAAAGAAAATATCAGCCCGAAACAAGGCAAAGTGATGCAAATACCTATCGTTAACGGTATTTACACCGACAACACTCCAGAGCTGCGTACATCGTACCCAGTAAACCTTGTGCCTGTACCAAAGCAATCGGGCATCAGCAATGGGTTTCTGCGCCCGGGTGATGGCATCGTTGCCAATGGCACAGGACCAGGCATTGACCGTGGCGGGATAAACTGGCAAGGCAGCTTGTATCGGGTGATGGGTCCAAAGCTGGTCGAAATTGACAGCGCAGGCGTAGTCACAATTTTGGGTGACGTTGGTGGCCCTACAGACCAACTCGTAACTTTTGATTACAGCTTTGACGAACTGGCGATTGCTTCAGGTGGGCGACTTTATTACTGGGATGGCACAACCTTGACCCAAGTCACAGACCCTGACCTTGGAGTGGTGCTGGACGTAGTTTGGGTGGATGGCTACTTTATGACCACCGATGGCGAGTTTCTGATCGTCACCGAACTGTCTAATCCTCTATTAGTCAATCCTTTGAAATATGGAAGTTCAGAGGTTGACCCTGACCCTGTGGTGGCATTGCTGAAGCTGAGAAACGAGGTCTATGCGCTGAACAGAAATACCGTTGAGGTGTTTGATAACGTGGGTGGTGAACTGTTCCCGTTCGCAAGGATTGATGGTGCACAGTTACAAAAAGGCGTAGTCGGGACGCAGGCTTGTTGTGTTTTCATTGAGCGCATAGCATTTTTAGGAAGTGGACGCAATGAGGCACCAGGCATCTACATTGGTGCGGCAGCAACTACCCAGAAGGTCAGCACGCAAGAGATTGACAATATCCTGCTGGAATACACCGAAGCTCAATTGGCCTTGGTCAAGCTGGAGGCCAGAAACGACAAGAATCACCAGCATCTTTATGTGCATCTGCCTGACCAGACCCTTGTTTATGATGCGGCTGCATCCGAAGCTTTGCAAACCCCAGTCTGGTTTACTTTGGTGAGCACCCTAGTAGGGCTTGCTCAATACAAAGCACGCAACATGGTCTATGCATACGACAAGTGGCTGGTAGGCGATCCGCAATCCAGCTCCATCGGTTACTTGGTCCAAGACACCGGCCATCACTGGGGGCAGCAAGTGCGCTGGGAGTTCGGCACGTTGATCGTGTACAACGAAAGCAATGGGGCAATCTTTAACGAGCTGGAACTGGTCAGTCTCACGGGTAGCATTGCCCTTGGAAAGAATCCGCAAATCAGCACCAGCTATTCGTTGGATGGCAAGTCATACAGCCAAGAAAAATTTATCTCGGTTGGTACGATTGGCAACACCAAGAAGCGCCTCGCATGGTTTCAGCAGGGGCACATGAGGAATTGGCGCATACAGCGTTTCCGTGGCGATAGTGATGCTCACGTTTCTTATGTGCGTCTTGAGGCTCAGATTGAACCATTGGCATATTGATGGCTACCGCACCCATTTCCCGCAAGTTAAATCTGACGCGAGACCAGCTTGCTGCATTCCTAACTGACCAACAGCAAATCAGACAGTTTGAGCTTTTGTTTTCTACGGTTGACCAACTGCAAGTTATCGTCGGAACTGATTTTGAGTTCCAAGCGGACAATGCGGC